TCTCTTTTACCTTGCGGTTGAATGGGTCTATGAAGAATGCCTTCACTGTGTTTCTCCTTGGTGCCGTTGGTTGTATGTGTTCATCCAGTTAAGGAGAACGTCTCTTGCTTCTCTACGTGGTAGGCTGAAGGCGTCTTCAAGGTACGCCCCTGCTCCCCACATGTTGGTCACTCCGCTCTCGCGGAGATCGTCTAAGTACTCGAAGTACATCTGTTGATTAGTCATGGTTGACTTCCTGTAAACCTAGTGCGTGTTCAGCTGCGTCTTGTATGTAGCCATACCATTGCGTATCTTGGTAAGAACTACGCTGACTGATGTACTCACATGCTTGTTGGATGGATTCTTTGCTGGGCATAGCAACGTTCTGTTCGGCAAGGTATTCCTTGACATCCATCTCGTTGATGGTGATAACTTCATGAGTGCCAGTTGCTTTGTTGATCAGGTCACCGAGTCGAACCAGTTGGCTGCGACTCAGGTGCTGGATCAGGGACATGAGGTGTAGATCTTGTAGGTGCATGGTGTTAAATTGTTGCATTGATGTTGACATAGTAGCAATCCTAATAAGTTAAAAGTTAAGTTTATATTGTGATAAACCCTGATACTTTGTCAAAGGTGTGTCTCGATGAGGTCTGCTATCTCAGAAAACGTAGCGCCGTTGTCGTTGATTGAAGCTAGTGACTTCATCTCTCCGTCTATGCCGTAAGGCACTTCAGGGTTTTGTGCTGTAAGACCGGCAATCCTAGTGATGTGTACAGGTAAGACTTCTGTTGTGTCATACATGTAGTTGTTGCCGTCATCTGCGTAGTTCCACTTTCCATCATCATCTTCATCTTCATCCAGCGGGGGTATTGGTTCTACCCACTTATCTGGATCGTAGACATCGCAGAGAACACCGAGGCAGCAGAAGCCATCCTCATTTCGCAATGCACCTGTTGCTTGTTCGTATTTGCCAGAGCGTAATGCTCTGACCCACTTCTGTTTAAGGCTTGAGTCCATACATATTCCTTCGTGTAAATAGTGAGACGAGAGTGAACCTATACGCAGATAGGTATTGGTTAGCGTGGTAAAAGCCCGTAACCCCCTAGGCACACGCTCCCAGCCTAGAAAGGCAAGTCTTCATACTCCAGTAATTCTTGATACTCCATAGATGTAGTAACCCACCTATTAGAGTTAGCAGGAAACATGAGTTCATCTTTAACATCAAATAAATCTTGGCGTAATGAATCCCTCTCCTGTATTAGTTCCCTAACCCATGTTCGTAAGAACTTGTTTTCCTCTACGAGGAATGTTGATCGTGCTTCATTCATAGTTAAATCCCTTCGTGTAAATAGTGACTCGAGAGTGAGCCAGCCAAAAAGAAACCTTGGTACACCAGCATCTACTGGCATACCAAGGTATGGGTTAGCTACCGCACTACTGGTAGCAAATTAAGGTCTTAGATAGGAGCGTCTTCCGCTTCCGGTGTAGAGAACTGCACTGGATCAGCACCCTTGACTGACTTAGTCAGTCGTGTCTTGACACAGTTAATCAACGCCACAGCATGGCTGTTAACCTCTGCCTGTGTGGTAGCTAACTCCATCTTTGCAAGATGGTTCAGCAACTCGATCTGGAAGCTGATCTCACGATGACGTACACCGGGTAGATCACGACCTACCCATGTAGTCAAGCGAGACTTAGTCTCTGGATCTGTACCTATCGCATAGACACAGGCTGTCTGCTGCTTGGTAGGTATGCGAGTAGCAAGCTGTACTTGCTTGTTGTAAATCATCTGCGATGCCTCAGTCTGTGACTGAGGAATCTCTGCAATACCAAGCGTCTCCATGAGACGTAATGTGGCTACTGATGCTGGTTTTAAATCTACTGTGAGAGACATGACTAACTCCTTAGAGGAAATGATTAAAGTTAAAAAATACAAGAGAGAAGGCGACTGCCCCCTCATAGAGGGGGGCAGGAGACTGAGGAGAGAAGAAGCCTTACTTATGCATAGCCTTTGCTTCTTGGCGATTAACGTAGTTGGCTACTAAGCCAAAGATTCCAGCAATAACTGTTACTACAGTTGCAACATCATCCATTGCGTATCCATACTGATCTACGACTTGGAATGCGTACAAGTACAGAGCTATAACAATCACTGATACGCTTAGTACATCGGCTACTAAGAACATTGCTTTGAACACGAAAGGGGTACGGTTTGTTGACATAGTCAGCTCCTAAAAAGGTATATAAATCAAGGGGGAGAGAGAAGACACAGCACACGGAGGTGTACATTTGTCAAGAAGGGTGTATTCCCTCCTCCATAAGGAGGGAAGGAACCCGTTTATTCCCAGAAAGAAGCTAAAGAACGTGCTAAATCCCCACACATACCTATAAATGCACGTATTTACTGGAGGGTTCACGGATTAACGATGCGTAGGAGCATGGATACAGTAGGGGGCGTAACATGTAGGCACCCCTATATGGACCACGGCAGTCACATACCCGGCAGTCAAGCAACAACGTATTACTTATACGAACGCACATCTCTCTTTAAGGTATGCGGACCCCTAAATCTGCCTACCCGGGGGTCTTTCTCACCCTAGTTTTAATTTTTTACGTAGGTTTACTAGCAACCGACCTCCAGGTCGGTTGCATAGATAGAGTTCTGTTCCCGAATATTCCCGAAATCTCCTGAATTCGGGAAATATCCTTCCCGAAATTCCCCGCCACCCCTAAAAGGGTGGGGGAAAACGGGAATAGTCCTGCTAATAACTTATGCGCTAGGGGTAGTACTGGTGTAAATCAAACACTATGTGTACATTTTCGCTAAATTGAACAAATATTCCCGAGAGAAAGCCGACTTACGAGTTGGCTTTTTCTTTTTGTGCAAGCTCTGGGTAGCTGCGCTACATAAAAGGGGTTACACGAGGGTAGAAACATGGCTGCACGTATAAGAAAGATCCGACATGATGAGGATACAAGGCTAAAAATCAAGGTTGCGACCCTGATTAACAAGTTATCTGAGCATATTGACGGAAAGATTGTGATGTCACCATCACAGATAACAGCTGCAAAGATACTTTTGGACAAGTCTTTGCCAAATCTGAGTGATTTGAAGCTGGATACGGGCGCACAGGGTATTACTTTTAACCTCAACGTACCCAAATCAAGTGACTGAAGCGGCAGAAGTCTCTGGTGAGTTGATCTCATATGACCCTCCGGGTCCGCAAGCAGGGTTGTTTCACGCCCATGATGGGTTTGTTCGGGGCTTAATGGGTCCAGTTGGCTCGGGTAAGTCATCATCTTGTTGTGTTGAGATCGTTGCCAGAGCTTTGAGGCAGGAGCCTTACTACGACGGAGTACGCCGCAGTCGTTGGGCGATCATCAGGAACACATATCCAGAGCTTAAGTCCACGACGATTAAGACTTGGGAGACTTGGTTTCCATCTAACGTAGCTCCTATCAAGTGGGATACGCCTATTACATCTACGATGATCATTGATGATCTGGGAGATGGGACATCGCTTGAGCTTGAAGTATTGTTTTTGGCGCTAGATAAGGCGTCAGAGACGGGCAAGCTCAGATCACTTGAGTTAACTGGGGCATGGATCAATGAAGCATCCGAAATTCCTAAAGAGATTTTTGACATGGTTACGCAGCGGGTCGGCAGATACCCCTCAAGACTCAAAGGCGGTCCTAGCTGGAGTGGCGTTATCCTTGACTCAAACCCCCCAGACGACGACAGCTGGTGGTACAAAATTGCCGAAGAAGAGACCCCCAAGGGTTGGAAGTTCTTCCGCCAAGCCGGTGGTCTCTACAAAGAAGAAGAAGAGTACAAGCCGAACCCGGACGCCGAGAACATCGACAACCTCCCCGGCGGTCACCAGTACTACCTCAACCAAATAGGCGCAAAGTCTGACGACTGGATAAACGTATTCCTGCTTGGGAACTACGGCACCACTGCCGACGGCAAGCCTGTGTATCCAGAGTTCACAGATAAGATTCACGTAGCCAAAGAGAAGATAGAACCCATGCGGGGACTACCCATCATTTTGGGTTGGGACTTTGGTTTAACTCCGGCATGCGTTATTTGTCAGATGTCGCCACGAGGTCAGTTGATTATTCTTCGTGAGCTTGTCTCGCACGACATGGGTATCAGGCAGTTTGCCAACGACATTGTTAAGCCTGTGCTGATGAATGAGTTTGCGGGATTCCAGAGAATCTCTGTTGGAGATCCGGCTGGATCAATCAGAGCGCAGACAGACGAGCGCACTTGCTTTATGGAATTGCTGGAAGCAGGGATTCCATCGGAGCCAGCGAACACAAACGATTGGATACCGCGCCGTGAATCGGTGGCGTACTTTCTGACTCGGATGGCGGACGGTATGCCCGGGTTCTTGTTGGACCCCAGCTGCCGAGAGCTTCGCCGTGGCTTCAATGGGCGTTACCGCTACGAGCGGATCAAGACCAGTGGTCAAGCAAGGTTTAGAGATCGTCCCATTAAAGACGATAGCTCTCACATCCAAGATGCGATTCAGTATGCGTGTCTCAAGATCAGATCGGGCTTAAACCCGCAAAGAGCTAGAGCAGTTAAGACGGCTAACAATAAAGGTTGGACATGAGCATTGTCATTGCTAAACCTCCAGTGGAGGTTGACGTATCAGCGCAGACCCCCGGGGGTGAAGGCTTTGAGTTTGTCGAAACCGAACTGGCGTCTTATATCCATCAGTGCTGGGACAGAGCCAAGTTTGCAAAGCAAACCATTACGGAACGATTGCTCCAGTGTGAGCGCCAGCGCCGTGGCGTATACGACCCAGACAAAGCAGTTGAGATCTCCAAGACAGGCGGCTCAGACATCTACATGCGACTGACGGACATTAAGTGCCGTGCCGCTTCTGCATGGATCAAAGATGTGATGACCGTCAATGGCGACCGTCCCTTTGACTTGGTTCCCAAGAACGAACCCAACATCCCGCCCGAGATCAAGGCATCCATCATTGACTTGGTTAAGACCGAGGCGATGGAGTATGTACAGTCTGGCGCTGCAATCCACCCAGAGGCGTTTCGCACCCGGATGGAAGAAGTCCATGATGAGATCATCGTCAAGCTTCGTGACGAAGCCAAAGACAATGCTCGCCGTATGCGGGACAAGATCGATGATCAGATGAGTTCAGGGAAGTTTGACGAAGCCTTCAAAGAATTCATTGATGACTACATCACTTATCCCTGTGCGATTTTAAAGGGTCCTATTGTCCGTCGGCGTAAGTCGATGACTTGGGGTCCAGACTTTACGCCTATCGTGGTGACTGATCTGGTCAGAGAGTTTGCACGGGTTTCTCCGTTTGACATCTACCCTTCCCCCAATTCATCTAACCCCAACGATGGTTGGTTGATTGAGCGTCACCGCATGAGCCGTGGCGAGATTCAATCAATGAAAGGCGTGATGGGTTACAGCGACGAGAACATCGATCAAGTCTTAGAGAGATTTGGCGATAAGGGTCTACGTAACTGGATCATGGGCGACCAAGAGCGAGACAACCTTGAGGGCAAGCCCCACAGTCTGCTGTACAACGACGCAGTGATTGAGGGTCTTGAGTTCTGGGGCGCTGTATCTGGACACACTCTTCTTGGTTGGGGTATGCCCAAAAAAGAGATTGATGAAGATAAAGAATACGAAGTTAACGCATGGATGATTGGTCCATACGTGATCAAGGCGGTGATCAATCCAGATCCGCTGGGCAAGCGCCCATACGAGATTGCTCAATGGAACGAGATTCCCGGCTCCTTCTGGGGCGGTGCAATGGCAGAACAAATGCGTGACGTACAGACCATGTGTAACGCCTCTGCAAGAGCTTTGGCAAACAACATGGGCATAGCCAGTGGACCACAGGCTGAAGTCACTGTAGACCGTTTACCGGATGGTGAAGACGTAACGTCTATCTATCCTTGGAAGATCTGGCAAGTTACCTCCGACCGTACAGGCGGTGGTCAACCAGCTGTGAAGTTCTATCAACCGAACATGAACGCCGATGTCTTACTTGGCGTATATGCAGCATTTGCAAAGCAAGCGGATGAAGTTACAGGGATACCTAACTATGTTTATGGCAGCACTGGCGTATCTGGTGCTGGTCGCACAGCCTCTGGCTTGTCCATGTTGATGGATAACGCAGCCAAGGGAATCAAGTCTTCGATTGCTTCGATTGACAAAGTTGTGAGCGGCTGTGTACACCGCATGTATATCCACAACATGATGTACGACGACGATATTTATATTAAAGGCGACTTCTCTGTTGTGGCTAAAGGCGCTATGGGTCTGGTTCACAAAGAGCAGATCACCCTTCGGCGTAACGAGTTCTTGCAAGCGACGGCTAATCCTGTGGATATGCAGATCGTCGGTATGGAAGGCAGAGCCTACTTACTGCGTGAAGTGGCTAGCTCCCTACAGCTGGATACCAGCAAGATCGTCAAAGAGCCGGAGCGTATCAAGTTTGAGGCTGAGAAGATGCAAGCGATGCAAGAGCAGCAGCAGATGATGCAAATGCAACAGCAAGAACAACTACCTGCACCCTCTGGCGCAGTAACCGTAGACGAAGCTGGGAACCCTGATGGCGGCGTAGATGCAAACACCATGAATGGAGCAATGCAATGATGAACAAGAAACCAATGGCTGGTAAAAAGTCTGTGACACCCATGATGCCCCAAGGCTACATGGATGGCGGCTATGCCAAATCCAAGAAGATGGCTAAGAAACCAATGCCTTCTAAAGGAATGATGCCTCAAGGCTACAAAGATGGTGGCTCTATTTGCGGCTATCGCTCGCAACAAGATTTCGGTAAATGATGATGACACGCGCTGACGATAAAGTATTGTCAGCCATTGCTTCGTTGCAAGGCAACCCCCAATTCGAAACATTCCATGACTGGCTCAAAGAGTCGCATGCTGAATTGATGATCGCAACAACTCTGACGAAAGACGAAGTTCTCACTCGTTGGAACCAAGGCGGGAGCCAAGCACTTGCGGAAGTACTCGCAATGCTC